CTTTATGGGTTGACCTTATTTTTTTGGATATATAATATCAATAAGGAATTCCTCTTATATGAAAAATTTAATATTTGATATTAGTCCATTAGCGTATAGATGGTTGTTTTCTGATTTAAACGATGTAAAGATGCTTGGTATGAATATCATACGAAGCAAATTATTGAGAAACCTCATATTTACTGTTGAGAAGTTAAATCCAGACAAAGTATTTATTTGCTTTGATTGTCAGGGGTCTAATTGGAGAAAACAAAAATATAATTTTTATAAAGCACACCGCGCAGAACTCCGCGAGAAACAGGATGTTAATTGGGAAGAGTTTTATGACTTCCTCAATTCATTTTATGATGAATTGAGAATAAATTTTCCATTTGTATCTCTAAGACACGACAAGTTAGAAGCAGATGATATTGCTGCTCATCTAGTAAGAAGATACTCAAATGACATAAACACTATCGTAACCAATGACAGTGACTATTTACAATTATTAAAGTATAAAAATGTTGAAGTTATTAATGCCTTATCAGGAAAGAAAATGGTTTGCGAAAGTCCCAAGAAATTCCTTGAAATTAAAATTTTAACTGGAGATAAGTCAGATAATATTCCAGCGGTTAGAGCAAGAACTGGTCCAGCCACCGCAGAAGATTTAATTGATACTGGAGAAATCTATAAGCTACTTGAAGAAGTTGATGCTCAAGGAAACCCCAAGGAAATCAAGAGAAACTACGATAGAAATAAGGAACTTATTGACCTTGAGAACACCCCAGAGGGTCTTTTAATGAGTCTTGAGAATCTCATTGATGATTATAAGATGGCAGACACGAAGTTACTTACAACATATATTCGTGATAGAAGTCTCAGGGATTTGTTTGATAACATTTCTTCAGTAAGGCGAATACTTAATAAATTAGTTACCCCACCCGATAACCAACTTGCACGACCTCTTTAAAAATCTTACCTTCCATATAAAGAACCTTAAAGTTCCATTTATGTGTCTTGCAGTAAGCTCTAGCGGCATCCCACTTAGCAGAGTTTAGAATCCAACGTTCGTGTTGTTCTAATAGGGTTTTTTTACGCTTTTTAGGTGAAGGTACGGGTGGTTCAGTTTCATGTTTTGGTTTTAATTCAATCATTTCTATTCTAGTACCATTGCCATCCTTTAACTTTACAACAAAGTCGGGATGGTAGTTCCATTTAGTGCCAGTGTGTGGGTTAATATATGGAATTTCTGGTTTTTCACTAATCCACTCAATTACATTTGGGTTTTTATCAAGAAACTCCATCATTCGAAATTCCCACCCGCTGCGTGCGAATGGGAGACGAACTCCTTTATATTTTTCCCTATTTTTAGGCATAAAGAAGCCTTGATGTAAGTCACTGTTTTTATTAACTTTGAAATTTAGGTGGTCGCTCATAATTTAATATTTATAAATAGTGGTTATGAGTATCAGCATGAACCCATCTCAAATCTCAATGACAATGGCTGGAAACAGATTTAAAGATAAATTTGGCAACACCAAAGTTCTTAAAATAAATTTTCCAAAGAGAACTACATCCTCTGGTGAAATGGAGGAATTAAGTCTTGGTGAAATCATGTCCTTTAGGTATAGTACACCAGCAAACGAAAAAAAACTTATAACTCCAAAAGAAGGAAAACTTCTTGAAAGATTAGATATATTTCTTTGTGCTGATCCTTCCAAAAAAATGATTCAAGCGGTTGAATTAAAGAATTACATGTTAAGACTTACTACAGAAAACGGAAAACCCATTTCTATTAGCGAGGGTCTTAATTTTATTAAAACATATATAATAAAAATGTTCAAAGTTGAGCAAGATGTTGAGTATAGTCTTTTAAAAGACCCAAATACTCTTGGGAAAGACATACTTATTAAAAAAGACAATTTTAAGAATCCAGTTATATCAACTTATACGAGATTTGAAAAAACTTTTTTTAACGGAGCAAATCAGAAACAAAAGAATTTTGAATCATTCATACGAACATATGAAATTTCAAGAATAAGAAATATAGAAAAAATAGTTCTCACCGAAGATGTTCTAAAAGAAATGCAAAGTGCGATTAAACTATCTAAACGAAATGGGATATAATATTAAAAAGAGGTATATATGGCTTTAAGAGATTATTTTAACTTCGGAAAAAACTTCGGTAAACGTAAGAGAGAAGATGCTCTTACTTCAGACGAAAAAGAAAGATTATTTAAGGTCCGTCAAGGTATATTTAGTGCCTTAGAAGGCAAAGAGAAGGAAAAAGAAGGTAAGACAGAGAAAGTCGGTATCTCTGACCTCCAAGATTTTGCTGGTATTGGTGACTTTAGTGGAATGATGAATGTTTATTCCAAATACATCTACCAAAGCGAAGCTAGTAAACAGCAGAGACTTGAGATTTACCGCGAAATGGCTAAGTTTCCAGAAATCGCATTTGCTATAGATGAATATGTTGATGAGGCAATTAACTTTGATAAGACAGGAACAGAATTCTGCAAGCTTGAAATTACCAACCAAGCCATTAAGGATAATGAGCATGCTAGGAAAACTATCAAAGCAGAATTCAATCACCTAATGTATGAAACCATGAAGGCTGATGAAACAGTTGATATTTGGTTTAGAGAGTTTATGATTGATGGTGAAATTGCATTAGAAAATTGCTTTGATAATGATAAACCTGAGAAGGGTATTACCAAAGTTAAGAAACTTATGAATTCAAGAATTCATCCTATTTGGGATGACCTTGAAGCAGAAGATATCTCTTTCTTTGCTTATAGAAACGATAAAGAAGTTTTGAGTATGCCAAAGAGTTCTATTTCATATGCCAACTCTGGTATTTCAAATTTTGACTCAACAGAACAAGATAAGTTGATTTTAAGTTTCCTTGAGCAAGCTAAGACTACTTATCGTCGTTTGAAGTTGATGGAAGATGCTCTTGTTATATATCGACTTGTCCGTGCGCCAGAACGTCGTATTTTCAAAATTGATGTTGGTAACTTACCAAAAGGTAAAGCAGAACACTTTGTTCAAGAGTTAATGACCAAGTATCGTCAGCGCAAGTTCTTTGATCCAAAGACGGGAGATGTTTCAGAAGGTCTTGATGCGATGGCAATGACCGAAGACTTCTGGTTCCCAGTTTTCCAAGGCGGCAGAAGTTCAGATGTTACTTCTCTTCCTGGTGGTCAAGGTCTTGGTGAAATTGCCGATGTTGAATACTTCCTTAATAAACTCTATCGTGGATTAAAGATCCCTAAGAGTCGTTTTGGTGAGGACAATAAGTTCTCCATTGGCGACACTCAAGATATCACCCGCGAAGAAGTTAAATTCGTCAAAGAGGTTAAGAGATTCTCAAAGAGATTCGTTAAGGTTTATAAGCAAACCTTTATTACACACTTGAAACTTAAAGGAATTTGGGAAGAGTTTGGATTAGAAGAAAAAGACATCGCTCTTGAGATGTTCAGCAATAACTTATTTGATAAGTTTTTTGAAGCTAAGATTCTTGAATTGAAGTTTGAGAATTTCAGTAAGTTCTCGGAATTAATTGATACAGAAGATCCAATTTTCTCAACAGAACTAATCGTCAAGGATTATCTTGAAATGGATGACGATAAATGGGCAGCCCATGTTGAAAAACGCATTGCAGAGAAACAAGCCAAGAAGATTCTCAACGCTGAAGATGAAGCAGAAGGTGGCGAAGGTGGTGGTGGAGATTCTGGCGCAGATTCGGTATTATAATTTAAAGGAATTAACAAATGGACAAAGAAAAAATAGCAGCAATTCAAGCAGCATTAGCCAGGAGGAAAGCACTTAAAGCACCAGTTCCAGCGCCAGCTAAGTCATCTCTTGCTGATAAGCAGAAAATTGAATTAGCATTAAGAGCCATAAATGATTACCAGAGAAATAGACAGAATCCAGATAGTCTCCCCAAGGTTCTTTCAAATATTTTTTCAAAGAGTGCTGGTGATAAGGATTTAAGAAATTACTCATTAAACTACAATTCAAAAGAAAGACTTTCAAGTAGAGCTAGAGAGATTTTAGGTTTTATTTCACAGTCTCCAATGGCACCAGAACAAAAAGAGCAATACAAATCCGCTTTAATGCAAGTAACCCAATTTATTGATAAACTTCCTAATGAAGCACCCGTTGCTGCTCCAGTTTCTCCTTCAATGTCTAATAAACAAGACCAAGACATAGAGAATGAAATTAAAGCTAGATTGACTTCTTTAAACAGAGAGTTAACTAGTGCTGAGACACAGTATAACGCTGCCTTAAATGATTTTGTAAAGACAAAACAGATGCTTACAAAGGGTATGGGTATTCCCGCCAAATATAAAGATGAGATTGAACAAAAGGGAAAACTCGTTGATGGTCTTAAAAAGAAAAAGGAAGACATTGAAGGTAAGATCGCTGAGATTGAAGCAGAGTTAAAACCAGTAGAACCAGATTCCGAAATAGAACCAACACCAAAGTCAAATACAGAAATGGACCCTGCCGAATTTATGAAAAAATTTGCCGCTGAATTAGGACCAGATGAATTCACTGAACAGTTAAATGAAAGTAGCACTACATTACTTAAGACTATGGCTATGAAAACTGGTCTTCC